TTACTTGAACTACTAATAACAAATCTTTTATTAACAGAATCATAAGCAACAGAATCAACAGAGCCATCAAATGCAGTTTCTAACAATGTTGCTACATCAGCAAAAGATGTTGCAGAAGATAAGTTAATACCTGTTAATGCTATATCTGTTGTTCCAACTTTTACATTAAATGTTCCAGCAGTAATTGCTTGTAATACATCTAATTTAGAAGCAGATACAGCACCAATCAATGTTGAACTTGTTGCTACACCACCATTATATCTCGCAAAAGATAACTTTTGTGGCTCTGTATTTGCCGCTGTGCTAAAACTAAAATATTTATTTGCAAAAGCATATTCATCACTTGTAATTCCAAAATAATCGGCAATAGCCGCCAAAGCAGTTGTTTTACCACCGCTAAATTCTAATACACGATTAACTGGAACTAAATAATTACTGGTGAATACACGACCAATCAAATCCCTTTGATTAACAGCAGAACCGCCACCAATGGAACTGATAATATTTACATATTTACTTTGTGATATTGCCATTTTTTATTCCTTTCTTTCCTTTCTAGAATATTACCGCATTATTGTTTTTTTTTCAATACTAAACACGATACATACTCATATCAATATCATCCACAGTATTAATTCCTTTTGTTAATGTTTGTTCCACCACCAAAATAAAATCAAACTGTGGCATTTTTTCTTTTAACCCAGAATCAGTTTCAAAATCTAATTCACGAATACTCGTGGACTTTATTAACTGCAACCAATCTGAATTAAAATAATTCTTTCCATCTATCGCACCATTACTATTTAAACACCCTTGTAATAATGCTATTATGTCGCTACTGGTGATTGTTTCTATACCATCAGTATCTACATCCCTTTGCTTAAATCCACTTACTTGGACTAAATATTCTTCATACCATACAGATACATCTTGCCAGTTACCATTTACTAATACACTTTTTACACCCTGTGTACCAATTCTACGCTTACTTATTATATCGTGATATATACTATTATTCTGTATTTCTTGAACTGTTGGCTGATTACTACGCAATACTTGCCACCCTGTAATACCTAAATCTGACAACATTTCCGTCAATGCTGTCTGTATCTTCGCTATAATAGCATTTTGATTATGAAATCCATTAGTGACTATTGCCATAATTCTTTGCCCTTTTAACTAATATTCTATTCCAATCTTGGTCTGGATAATCTACCCAAATATCAGCACGAAAGATATTATATACCTGCCCATCTGACCCTATTATTATATCATTACTCTGTATTTTCGCAATACTTACAGCGTTCCCATGTAAAAATACTGTATATATATCACCAGTATTTGCTATACCTAACTTATATAATGTATCTTGGTCTGTTGGCTGTATAGAACCTTCAACAGTTATTGCATCATAATATGTGTTAATCTGATTACCAATAGAATTAACAGCAACACCTTTAAATTTCTTATAGGTGACTTTCTGCTTTGGTATTATCTTTAACGCATGCTTTAATACATTTATCATTTTTTAGCCCTTTCTTCCGCTTGGTATCTTACACTATTTAACATTAAATGGGTATCTCTTAATGGTGCATTAAATCCTTTTCTCTTAATTGTGCTAGGTGCATTAGGTGGCTCGTTTGTATTTATTATCTGTTCTTGTATTAAACCTTTAACATATTCACCAAACCTTTCTAATACAACCATTGTATCTTGATTATCTCTTATTGCTTGTCTATATTGCCGATGTAATAAATTAGTCAAATCTGTCTTATGATTAAATACTGCTGGTCGCATAAAGGAACGTCTTGGCACACCAGCACCAAATTCATTATATCTAGCAACTTCCGCAACACTCTTTCCGCCATCATATCTGCTTTCTGGAAAAAAACCTACTCTTACTACACCTTGCTTTAACAAATGTGTATTGTAATTTCTTTTTTTTCTTGTCACAGTTATCATATTTCCCATTATCTTATTCCCCATGCTGGACATCCGACATAATGTACTGGTGTTGGACAATTCGCTACTAATAATGCCCAATATTGTTGCCCATACCCTGTACTATTTATCCATTGTTCAAACGCATTTCTAGCAATAGGTGCTTGTAATGATACAGATACTCCGCCTACACTAGCAGATGTTTCAAAACCTGTCACACTACTACTTCCTGTGCTTTCATGTGTTGTTGGGTCAATATTATTTAATGTAATCAAGTGTGCTGTCATTAATTCTATCAATAATACACGAACAGCAGGTTTTACCCTAAAATTCTTTACAGAACAATATGCTTCCGCCATAGTTATAAATCTTTGAACCAAAGCATCAGGATAATCCGCTACTTGAAACTCTGGAAAACTACCACGAAAATCATTAATACTTACTACTACTTCTGACATATTGTTTCCTTTTATTAAAAATGCGGGTCGGGCTTCTTTACCCATAACCCGCAAAACAACCTTTCTTTTACTTATACGGTCTTATTCTTTTTCTAATTTTTTACCATCATCTGGCTTTTCATCTGCACCTACAATCGGTGGTGTTATACCTGCTTCTTCAAAATCTTTTGCAGTTAATTGCGCCCCTTTATCCTTTCTTGTGCGTTTTTTTGCCTTTTCTTCGGCTTTCTTTTCACTTTCTACGATTTCATAAGACCCATTTTCAACCTTTTCATTAAATAATGATTGGGTTTTTAAAAACTCTAACTCTTCTTTACTTACTTCTGTCACAACCCCATTTGGTGTTTCCATTGTCTTTTTATTAATAACATACGCACCACCATTAATTACAACAGAACCTTTAACATCAACACCTGTTTTCGTTTTCACATAACGTGGAAATTCTACACTTGCTGATTCTCTTGATATAATATACATTTTATGCTCCTTTCTTATTTTGGCAGGGCTGTTTTAAGGGACAGCCCTTTAACCCTTTTGCTTTCAAGTTGATTAACAACCTGTATAACGGACTAACCCGATTGGCATACGCAACATTACACCTGCTGTTGCATTTGAATAAACTTCATTGAAGTTTTTAGCGTGTTGTTCAACACCAACCAAACGCAAAGCATCTTGCATGTATTGTGCAATAACTTTTTTGCCATCAATTGTATCAGCAAACAAATATGCAACATTAGCACCAGAATTTGCACCGTCTAATTGAATAGCAGAAGTCACACGACATGCAGGATATGTTTTATGCAACCAATCCAATACAGATGTTCCGCCTAACTGATTGACAGTTTGCAATTGGTCAACAACAGATACTGCCAATGCCAATGTTGAAGCATCTTTTTCTGGTTTAAAGTTATTACCAGAACGGACACGCAAAGCACTCATCATCGCTTTAATATCTGTGACGATTTCATTAAATGTTTTAGATGCCCATGTCGTTGTTCCAGCAGAACCTTGTGCAACCGCTGTATAAGATGGCATATTCGGGTCATTCAACAAACCATAAGTTTTGTTATTACCAGAATTATAACCATTAAACGCAATATCATTTGCATTGATTGCTAACGCTGTTGCGGCGGCATCACGTTTTACACCCTGTGCATCAACACGTTGTTTAGAAGCACGTGCTTCTTCCAATTTACCAACTTCAACATCTTGTTCAAAACGGACAATTGTACGTGTTTCATAATTGATATTGAAAGATGCCAAATTATATGTGGTTTTATCACCATATACACGTGGTTTGCCTGTATATTCAATCACAGGTTGTACAATTTCTTCATCTTCCCAAGAACCTGCAAAATCACGACCCAAGATTTCGTCTGCATCACGAGATGCTGTGACGATTTTAATCATCTCTGGAATCCAATATTGCAAGAATTGGATTGGTGTCATGTTAGAAGCAGTTGTTTGTAATGCTGGTGCGGCATCTGTCGCATAAGCACGAAATTCATCCATCGCATTTTTGGTATAGTGAATACCCAAAGCATCAATCGTGGTTTCTGTTGTATTAGAATCCATAGCGTATGCTTTTACTTGTGCGGCAGGAATAGAAAATTTAACTGTTTTTTCCATATCTTTACTCCTTTCCATATTAACCTAATTGTAATACTACCATTGGTTCTGTCGATGCTCCGTCAACCAAGACGAATTTAGAACCAGTAATTTCTGTGCAACCTTCAACAGTTGAACCAGACGTGCCTGCTACGATAGCACCAGTTGTTGTATTGAAGAATGCCGCTTTACCGACAGCAACTGTGTCAGCAATAGACAACCAAATACGCCCCATTGTGCATAATTCACATTCATCATATTGTTTAAATTCTTGGCTTGCACCTAATCCATAACGGACAAATTCCTTACTATTAACAGCAATACCAGCAAACACACCAGAACCACCCAAAACTACCTTGGAAGAATCTGTTGCATCAATAGTATATGCTTTACCAATCGCACCAGCAGATTGTGATACAATTGTATAAGGGTCAACTCTACGTGGCGAATTATCATAGAAATCACCATTAACGCCAACCGCTAATTTTTGTTTCACAGATGTTTGAAATGCCATCTTTTACTCCTTTCCTTTCTTTCTTAAATGTTTAAGTATTTACGCAAAGCAGGGTCATCCATAAAGGTTTTCGGTGCTTCACGACTATCTTTTGCGAAAGTAACAATAACATCAGATGAATCTTTGACTTCTTTCTTTTCATCATCATCTTCATCTTTTGTGTCTTTCTTTTCGTCATCATCTTCATCTTCCGATTCTTTCTTTTCTTCATCATCGGAATCTTCTGATTTCTTTTCTTCGTCATCTTCGTCTGTGGTCTTTTTACCATTCAAACGTCTGACTTCTTCAAGAATCAATTTCAAGAACGCCATAACGTCAGCAGGGGACACATCTTCATCTTCTGTATCTTTCTTTTCTTCTTCATCTTCATCCTTGCCACATTTGTCTTTGGCTTCTTTCTTTTCTTCTTCGTTATCTTCATCTTTGCCGCATTTATCTTCGGCTTTCTTTTCTTCTTTTTCTTCTTTTTCTTCTTCATCAGTTGCTTTCTTTTCAACCTTTTCAGATACTTCTTTGGCTTTTTCTTCTTCCAAAACTTCATCTAAAATGGTTTTCAATTCATCAAGAGAAATATGTTTCATTTTGTTATCCTTTCTTTCCGTTGTTGTAATTGTGCCATTTTCTTGATTTTTTTTCAAGTCATTTTCTGACTCAAACTTTTCTACGATGTCTAAACTGTCCATTGTGCATTTGCTATCAAACACTTTAACATCACTTCCGCATCTACCATTGTCAACCAAGGCAATATGATTTCCAACCATATCTTCTTGCACATAATCGTATGCTTGACCTTTATAGACACCTTTTTCCTTGTGATATTTACAAAAATACCCCAAAGACAACTCTTTTTTACCATCTTCAATCTTTTGCTTTAATGATTCACTATATACAGATATATCAGCATACAATGTATCATTTTCAAATATTGGATTATGTATAACCCCCTGCACAGGTCTATCATCTATCTTGCTAAACCCTTCACCTAACATTTCGTGGTCGTTAATAAATGGCTTTGGTGGATTATCCCACGTTGGCACAGATTGTGATAATGTATCAGCACTACGATACACATAATACACTTTATCTGGTTCACATTCATCAGATATAGAACGACCCATATATGGAAACACACCTACCTTTGAAATAGGATTATGCTTAATTTCCCAATATCCGTTTGTATCTACTGTTTTTGTCATTATTTTTTACCCCATAATCTTTTCCAAGAATCTGTTGCACTCTTTTTTAAACTTTTTGCTTTTCCTTCTGTTGCCGCTTCTAATGCTTTTACAAAAGATGGAAAATTAGAAAGCATTTTATCTGGCATATTACTAATAATATCTACCATTTGTTTAGATTTATCATGTTTGCTTTCTTTTATTGCTTTTATTAAATTAGAACGGTTTTTTTCTACATTATTAGAAAATTGCATATCATTATAACTTATTTCTAATAAACCTTCGCTAATTTCATCATCTAAATAATTTTTATTTTTTTGCGAACGGTTTTTTCTGTTTTCATCATATAAATTATATGCTTTATATTCTGATTCTTTTGAACCAAAATCTTTTTTCTTTTGTTCTTCAAACCAATCACTATTTCCAGTAGTTCCCCACTTAAAATATTTATCCATTTCTTTAATATCGCCATTACGCAATTTTTCTAAATCTATATTTGGCTTTTTAGACATCCATTCTGATTGTTTTTTAGAATATTCTGGTTTTCCATTAACAAATTCATTTGCTTTCTTCATATTTTCTTTTGAAGATGTGTCATTTTTATATTCTTTATATGCTTCTGCTTTTGATTTTTGTGTATATTTACCACCATATACATTACCGTTTGCCAAAGCATTTTTACGCACAGTTTCAAATTCTGGGTCGTATTTGGATTCTATTTTAATATCGCCTTTTTTTATACCTGCAATAAGTTTTTCTGCGGTATGTGTGCTTTTTTCTGTATCTACTAAATCAGAACGAATACTTTTAATAGTTTGTTTTGAACCGTCAGAAAACTTCAAAGTCATACCTTTTGATAATTTAACAGAAGATTCTGATTTACCACTAGAACTTTTACCTTTTCCTTTAAGAAACGATTTAACTGCTTCTTCCTTTGATTGTCCTTTCTTAATAGGGATATGATTACCACGCACCGTTATCCACGATTCTATATCATCAGCATCTTGCACTGTTCTTAATTCTTGTTTATAACGCAGATAACTTGTCATAATTATTTCCTTTTTGCTTTTATTGTTTTTTTATTTACTGGCAAACGTTTTTTCTTAAACTTATTATCTATATTTATTTTTTCCAAAACCTTTTTAGGCATTGGCTTTTTATGGCAAAACAACCGTTTAAACCATTCAATTATCTTATTCATCTCTTTTTCCTTGTGTTATTGCCATGTTTATTAACGCAATATGCTTTAATAAATGGCTATCTATTCTACCCAACAAATCACTTAACCCAGCATCTTTTTCATCCAGACCATTCAATTTATTATGTGCCATAGCAATAATAGCCAACAAATTAGCAAGAATCTGTGAATTATCACCTAATGCTGTTGGAACATAATCTGATGCTTTTGAATTTATTTCTGTTCCACGTGGAACTACTAAACCTTTCGCAATAAAATAATTTTCTTTGATTTCATCTATCCAATCATCTAATGGGTCACCAATTTCATCTACCCATTCATGTAATGGCTTAAAATTAACACCATAAAAAGAATAATGTGCATCTTTGCAATATATCTGCAACGCTGTTAAAATGTAAATCAATTCTAACATATCTTTCCTTTCTTTCTTATAAAATAGCACACTTCTATTTTATTTTCAACTATTCTAATACTGCTACCATAACACAATGGCAAAAAGGCAACTGTGTCGGATAACCCCTAACTTCTGGTTGCTTTCCCTTCGCTTCTTGTATTACTGGCGGATTATCTAATTCAAATACTAAACCATCTAATCCATTTACATAAGGATAATTGCTATAATCACCATTAAATTTTCTTATATGTAATGGTCTTGCTTCCCGAACCGCATGGCTATGCAACCATTTCATCTTTTGAACACCTAATCTTTGGCAATTACGCATTGTTATACTATTATATACCTTTCTTGTCTGGTCTTGTGCTATCAATTTAGCCCTACGCATTTCCATTCCACCATATCTGGCTATCTCTATACTTAATTGCTTCAAAGACCCACCACCATTTATAGAACGCATAACAGACCCTAATACTCTATCATGATACTGTGGTGCAATACTTTTAATCAACGATACATTATATGCTATGTTGGCATTAACAACTTGCTTAATCTGTTCCGGAACTACTTGACCTATTAATTCTAATCTTTGGTCTGCAAACCAATCTTTTAATACCTGTTTTATCTGGGTATTAGATAACCGCAACATCTTTTCAACAAACTTTTTACTATGCTCTTTCGCAAAAATTTCAAAATTTTTTCCCCATTTTCTGCCCAAAGAATCTAATTTTTTATTAACATCTGTTGTTAACCATGTTCCTTCGGCATCCATAGCAACCTGTTCCTGCTTATCACGATAAATACCAAGAACAGATTTATAATCTTTAATCATGGCTTTTATCATCTTATACAATTCATTTCTATATAAGATTTCGGGTGCTTTTGGCACAGTAAAGGGCTTACTTGTTTTCTGCATCTACTAATTCTTCTTCAACAGATTCTTCTTCTAAAC